AACGGAATCACAAACTAAAACAATCGCTTTATTATAATTAGTAATCAATAAATACAAATAAATATGTTTAGAACAACAACAGCACCAATGACGAAGAATAGTAGTAAAGTGCAAGGACAAGAAGTAAACAAAGTTTACAAAACAAATGATTTAACCATCTTTAAACAAATTGATGGTAATAGAGTTCCAAATTTACAACACATAAATCGATTAGCCGATTCTATTCGTGTTTATGGAATGATATGTAATCCTATTTTAGTAAATGAACTAATGGAAGTAATAGATGGACAACATCGACTAATTGCTGCTAAAGAAGCAGAATCATTTATTTACTACATTATTGTAAATGGTTATTCTTTAGATGAAGTTCACACTCTTAATCTCAATCAAAAGAATTGGACTAAAAAAGATTTTATGGAGGGTTATGCAAATATGGGAGTAGAATCTTATATTAAATTGCGTAATTTTATTGAAAAAAATGATGATTTTACTTTTGCTGATTGTGTAGGATTATGTTCAAATTTATCAGGATTTATGAGTTCTTATACAGGAAGTATTAGAGGAGGAAAAAAAATAAATCAAATTGAAATATTTGAAGCAGGAACTTGGAAAGGTAAAGATTTTAATTTAGCACAAGATTGGGCAAATAAAATCAGAATGATTAAACCATATTATTCAGGTTACAACAGAACTACATTTGTAGGAGCATTGATTACTTTATTTAATAATAAAAATTTTGATTTCAATGAGTTTATGCATAAAGTAAGATTACAACCTACTGCATTAGTTGATTGTGCAAATAGAGAACAAATGAGAACACTTATTGAAGATATTTACAATTATCGTTCAAGAAACAAAGTAAATCTAAGATTATTATGATACAATTTAGATGTAGTGGTTTAGGTAAACTTATGACTTCTCCCCGTAGCAAGGGAGAGGTCTTATCCGAAACTGCAAAGACTTTTATTGAAGATGTGTTCAGAGAGAAGGAATACGGAATCTACAAAGACATTTCATCACGTTATACTGATAAAGGTATTCAGATGGAAGATGAAGCCATACAATTAGCAGGTAATGTGCTTGGGTGGAATTTAAACGTAAACAAAAATGAAGAACGCTTAAAGAATGAATGGATAACAGGAATACCCGATATAAACACGGAAACACTACTTGCAGATATTAAATGCAGTTGGAGTGGTAGCACTTTTCCTTTCTTCGATACTGAACTTCCAAACAAAGATTACTTTTGGCAGTTACAAGGTTATATGATGCTTACAGGACATTTACAAGCAGAGTTAGTATATTGCCTTATGAATACTCCACAACAAATCGTAGAAGATGAAGTAAGACGTATGCACTGGAAACTAAATCTAATTGATGAAAGTTTAGATGTAAGAGAAGCAGTACAATGTCAACATAACTTCGACCATTTACCAGATAATCTAAGAATTAAACGATTTATTGTTGAAGGAAGCATTGATGCAGAAAATAGAATAAAAGAAAAAGTAGAACAAGCAAACGATTATTATTTATCTTTAAAAAAGTAAAACTATGAAAAAAACAGCATTACAATGGTTTATCGAACAAATAGAAAACCATAATGGAGTTACAAGAGCAGGGTTTCAAAAATGTATTGATGAAGCCTTAGAAATGGAAAAAGAGCAGATTACAAATGCTTGGTTTCATGGTAAATTAATGCACAATTCACGTATTGATTATCATGAAGTATATTACAATAAAACATATAAAAACAAATAAACTATGAAAACAGGACAACGTTATTACAACTGCTCACGAGTAGAGCAAATTGTAGAATTATTAGAAGTAGATGGTGCAAGTGTAGTGTATAAAGTAACACAAGGAAACTATCATAATCCAATGAAGATTTTTAAGTGTACAAAAACACGATTTAACAATCTATACATTCATATTAAACCATCAAGACAAAGTAATTAATAAATAAAAATAAATATGGCAACACTAATTAACGCAAGTATTGACTTGACAAAAGTAGACAAGACAAAACTTGTCAAAGGAAAGTATCTAAATTTAACTATTGCAGTAAATGACAATTTAGACAACTACGGAAACAACGTATCTTTAACTATTCAGCAGTCAAAAGAAGAACGTGAAATAAAGGCTTCTAAGACGTACTTAGGCAATGGTAAAGTAGTTTATACCAACGGAGAGGTAAAAGTAGCAGAGAAGCAAGATAAACCACTTCTAAATACATCTGATAAGTTTAAAGATATTCCTGATTTGCCATTCTGATGAAATATTACAAAGTATTCGTATGGAATCAGGGACAACCTAACTATTGGATAGGCAAAGCAAATAGCAGAGAAGATGCTATAAAAAAGTCAGATAGGAATCCTGATGATATATACGATGTATGGCTATTAGATGACTGGATAGAAAATTGTGAAAAACGATTAGGTATGTATGTAAAACAAGAATCAGAATAATTAGTTATATTTGTATACAGTTACGCTCTCACAATATGTAACTTAAAGATGTTATTGACCCTGTCAATGAAGTAGAAGTGAGAGCCTACGGATTTGATGGGGTTTTTTTTATTAATTAAAAATTATTTTATGATTTACAAATTTGAAGAAAATTCAATGAATTTAGAAGTTGAATTATTTAATGAAGAAAACCAAAGTCCAAATGTACCTGACAATATTTTATTTTCAATAAAAGATATTGACGATAAAAATGATTCTTGGCATAGTGTTTCTTTAAACAAAAAAGATGTATATCTTTTAATTGGAGCATTGCATTTATTACACAAAGAAATGAAATAATGAATAGTTATGAATTAAGCAGAAACTTCTGCGAATGGGCATTCAATAATCCTGAAAAGATTAAACCTATTCATTATGCTATATATTATTTTTCTATAGAGCATTGCAATAGATTAGGATGGAAAGATAAATTCGGTTTGCCTTCACAGATGGTTATGGAAGCAATAGGAGTAAAAAATTGGAAAACTTACTCAAATGGTTTAAATGAATTGATTGAATTTGGATTTATAGAAATGATTGAAATAAGCAAAAATCAATATTCATCTAATATAATTGCTATTGTAAAAAATACCAAAGCACATACCAAAGCACTTGACAAAGCACTGTCGAAGCACAGTACAAAGCACTGTAGTATCACATACCAAAGCACTGTTAGTATAGATAAACAAGTAACAATAAAACAAGGAACAATAGAAGAACGCAAACAAGAGTTTGCTTTATCACTTCAACCTTATGTTGAAAAATATGGTAGAGAATTTATAAAAGACTTCTATTTATATTGGACAGAAGAAACACAAGATAAAAAGAAACTTAATTTTGAACTTAAGAGAACTTTTAATATTGAACGAAGATTAGGAACTTGGAAAAAGAATAGTACTAAATTTGGAAATGATTATACAATAGATAACAAACCTAAATTCTCACCTTATGGATAATGGATATAAAATAACAGAGATAGGTGATGTCATAGACAAACTATTTACATACCGAGATACCTACAACGAGAAAGGAAAGTATTTAGGATTTAAATCACTTCACGAATACTATTCGATGAGTTTAGGAAACTGCACAGATTGGACAGGTTATCCGATGTCCGGAAAAACACAGGTGCTTATGGAACTTCTAATAAATACTTCGATGTTTTATGGATGGAAGCATTTAATATATTTTCCGGATGTTGGAACGAATGTAGAAATCATTGCAGACCTTATACATAAAAAAACAGGTAAATCATTCAATCCAAGCAGTAACAATGTAATTACTAACGAAGAAATCAATAGAAATATAGATTGGGTGATTCAACATTTTAAAGTACTAACTAAATCAGATGTAAAGGCAAAGATGACTCCAATACAATTTTGGGATATGGCAGTTCAGATACAAAAACACGAAGGATTACATACTGCTTCAATTGATAGTTGGAAGGACTTAACACACGAATACGAAAAACACGGAGGTTATGCTCAATATTTGGAATATGTACTACCTTATAGAAATCAAATAGCAGAAGATAATAGCTTACATCTTCACACTATTATTCATCCTAAACTAACTGAAAAGGTAAACGGAAAGAGAGCAGTGCCTGTACCTTATGATTTGAAAGGAGGTAGTGAATGGTTTAATAGTGGTAAATGTATGATAACTGTTCATAGACAAGATACAACACTTAACCTTGCAGAAATTCATTTTAATAAGATTAAACCACGAAGTAATGGTAAAGTAGGAAGTATTGAAATATGGTTTGACAAAGATCGGTTAACATACTTTGAACAGACTAATCCAGCACCTAATGTATATGAGAAGATTTACGCATCTCCACAAAATGAAGTAATAAAAGAAACTAATATTCACACTGCTATTCAACAGAATGTTAACTTTGATGATGGGCTACCATTTTAAAACACGGAAATATGGACAATTTAAAACTAACAACAGCAAGAATCAACATCAATCTAACTATCAATAAAATGCTATTACGATTGCAGTTAGAGAAGATGGGAGAAGAAAAGAGAAAAGGAATAGAACGTATCTGCAATGATTTAGAGCAAGTACGGATAACTTTATCTGAATTAGAAGCAGAGAATAGACAGTTAATGCAGGAAAACACAGAACTATTAAGAATCAATTTAGAATTGAATAGTAAGTTAGCAATAGAAAAAATATATGAATTATGATAAGAAGTAAGAAGTGTAAACACTGCCAAGAGAAGTTTCACCCATATACATCGTTTCAAAAGTATTGCACTAAAGAAGAATGTTTATCCGTGTTTTGGAAAGATAATAAAGCGAAGGAAGAAAAGAAACGACAGAAGCAACGAAAAGAGGATTTAATGACTTTACAGGGCTATCTGAAGATAGCACAACAAGTGTTTAACAAATACATTAGAGAACGTGATAAACACCTACCTTGCATAAGTTGTAATAAACCTTTAGGAAGCAAATTTGATGCTGGGCATTTTTGGAGTGCAGGAGGACATTCAGCAATAAGGTTTAATCCTGATAATGTTCACGGACAATGTGTGGCTTGTAATCAACATAAACATGGAAACTTATTAGCATATAGAGAAGGATTAATTAAAAAAATAGGATTAGATGGATATGCAATACTTGAAAGTTTTTCAAATGAAACTAAGAAGTGGACTAAATATGAGGTAAAAAATATTATCGAAATCTATAAGAATAAAATAAAAGAATTATATTAGCAAAAAACAAAACTATGAAAACACGAATCGAAATAGAACAAGACATAGACTACCTACAAGGTAAGATATACTACTGCAAAGTAAATGACTTATTATACGATATACATAAGTACGAAGCAGAGTTAGAAATATTAGAAGAACGAATTAAGAATCTATTTAAAAAGAAGTAGTATGGAAGTTTATGGCTCTTTAAGAATAAAAAATCCTATTACAATAGCTAAATGGAAGAGCAATGGTGAGTGGCAAAAATTATTAGACAAAGGCTATATCTATGCAGAAGGATGTGGTAGATTTAGAATTAAAGTGTGTGAATGTTGTAAATGTAAAAAGAAATAGTATGAAAGCAACATTAGAATTTAATCTCCCTGAAGATAACGAAGAATTTAATCGTGCAGTAAAAAGTGCAGATTATTACGTTTGCTTATTTGATTTTTATCAATATTTAAGGAGAGAAATGAAATATAACGAAAGTTTATCTGAAAAAGAAAGAAATATTATTTTAAAAGTAATAGATACATTTAATGAGATATTAATTAATAACGGAATAGAAATATGAAAACAGCAGTAGAATGGTTAGAAGATAATTTATTATCTGAACCTTGGGCAGAAGAGCACTTTAAACATAATTCAGAATGTTGGGATAAAGCCAAAGAAATGGAGAAGGAGCAGATAATTGGAACTTTTAATGAAGGCGCACTAGACGGGCTGCAACTAGGCGAACAATACTACAACTATACCTTTAAATCAGATGAATAAGAATAGACGAAGAAAACACGAAAAGCATAAGTTTCTAAAACGTAACTGGCAAAGAGCAACTAACTATGTATTAAGTTGGTTGTATCAAGGAACTGGATTTGAGAGATTAAATCCTGAAGAATAATGAAAAAAAAGATGTTTTAAATATGATTAATTACGACAAATACGCTATTATGCGTATGAATTTGGAGAAAGTAGAAGATACTAAATTTAAAAACAATCATCCTAATGGTTTTAATAAAGGATTTAAAGCCAAAAATACTTTTATAAATTTAGAACTATCTAAAAAATTTAATTGTTTGTTTGTAAATTATGGTGATGGTAAATGGTTTCATACCTCAGAAGTACAGAAACAGGAAGAGCATGAGGGATATGATTTAATCTACACGCTTAATTCTGTGTATAAGGTAACGCCAATATTTACAGCAATATCTGGATTACAAGAAAAATATTCAATTTAAAAGATATGAAAAAACTACTATTGTTAATAACTGATTTTGTAATATCTTCTGTTTTGATACTGATATATAGAAAATTAAGTTAAATTTTGCACTATTGAGTGCACACTGGTTAACATACATTGCTAAATATCACAACGAATACTTGAAGATAGTACGAAGTTGGGGAGAAAGTGACTATGCAGAAGATATAGTGCAAGAGATGTATTTACGAATCAATCGTTATACTTCCGAAGATAAGATAGTCAATAATGGAGAAGTCAATAAGGCTTATGTTTGGTTTGTGCTTAGAAATATTTACAATGACCTAAAGAAACACGGAAACAGAATTGACATCGCAAGGTTATCAGATAAGTTTGATGTAGAGGATGAAGAATTAGATGAAGCAAAACACGGATACGAGATATTTAGTCAACGATTAAGCGATGAGATAGATACTTGGCACTGGTATGATGCAATGTTATTCAAAGTCTATAAGGATTCAGATATAACAATGCGTGAACTTGCAGATAAGACTAAGATAAGTTTATCTTCAATATACAACACACTAAAGAACTGCAAAGAGAGAATACAAGAGAATTGCAGTGAACACTACGAAGATTTCCTAAATGAAGATTACGAGAGAATTTAAGTATCGCATTGGTCAGATAGTTTATCTTAAGACAGACTTTGAGCAGTTAGAAAGAATTGTTATAGGCTATATGATACTTTATGGATTCCATCAGTACATTTTGATGCAAGGTATAGATCAAAGCAATCATTTTGATTTTGAGATAGCAGAACACAAAAACGTATTATTTACATTAAACTAATGAAAGTATTAAACATAGAGGAGTATTACGAACAAGGAGAATTGATAACTATATTCACAGTACTCCATAAAGGAAAGACTGAATACATAAGGATACAAAAACACGAAGCAAAAAACATAAAGAACGAAAAAGAGTTAATTAAATATATAAGCAATGAAACAAGTAGATAAGTTTCTTAAAGAGCAGTTAGAAGATATAACTGCCAAGATTGGAGTAATAGGAAAGCAGGATAGATTAAACACAGTTGACTATCATTTTCTAATCGGATTATTAATGGGTGTTAACTATTTATTAGAGCAAAATGGCAAGGGGAAGAAAACCAAGTAAAGGACTCGGAGATACAGTAGAGAAAGTACTTGAAGCAACAGGTATTGCACAAGCAGTAAAATTTATAGCAGGAGATGATTGTGGATGCGAGGAACGTAAACAGAAACTTAATGAGTGGTTTCCTTATAAGAAGCCTCAATGCTTGAATGAGGATGAGTATAATTACCTACATACTTATTATGCAGAAACACGGAACGAAATAAACGTAAGCACACAACAGATGCTCTTGAAGATATACAATAGAGTATTCAATACGAATAAAAGACCTACATCTTGTTCAAGTTGTTTCAGAGAAGTTCATGCAGAGTTAGCAAAAGTATACAATACATACAAAGAAGAAAATGCCAATACCTAAACCACGAAAAGGGGAACATAGAAAAGAGTTTGTTCAACGATGTATGCTTGACCATAAGATGATGCAGGAGTACACCACTTCACAACGATATGCAGTGTGTCAAGATTCCTTTAATACGAAACTTGCAGAAACACGAATATCCTTCGACTATGATGGCACATTCTCAACAAAAGAAGGATTTGGCTTAGCAAAGAAACTAAACGAATCTAACAACGTTTATATCATAAGTGCAAGAGATAACAAAGTTCATATGCTTCAAAGAGCAAAAGAAGCAGGTATACCAGAAAGCAGAGTATACGCAACAGGAAGCAATGAGAAAAAGATTGAGGCAGTAAAGCGATTAGGTATATCAAGACATTACGATAACAATGCTGATGTAGTAAAAGAATTAGGTAATATAGGAAAGAAATTCTAATATGGAAATAGTAAAAATATCACAGGTTAAATCTAATCCAAAGAATCCAAGAATAATAAAAGATGATAAGTTTAAAAAACTTGTTAAGTCAATACAGGAATTCCCTGATATGTTAAATAAGCGACCTTTAGTAGTATTTACTGATACTGATGGTAAGTTTATTGTGCTTGGTGGTAATATGCGTTTAAAAGCGTGTAAAGAAATAGGATTAAAAGAAATACCTATTATAGTTGCAGACGAATGGACAGAGGAACAGAAACACGAATTCATAGTTAAAGACAACGTAGGCTTCGGAGAGTGGGATTGGGATATGTTAGCGAATGAATGGGACACCGAAAAATTACAAGATTGGGGTTTAGATTTGCCAGTTTTTGAAGTTGATGAAGTAATAGAAACCGAAGAAAAAACAAAAAAACTTTCAGACCGTTTTATTATACCTCCGTTTTCTGTTTTAGATACAAGACAAGCAATATGGCAGAATAGAAAAAGTTTTTGGAATGAAATATTAAACGATAATGGGGAAACAAGAGAGGAAGAGGATTTCTCAATAAGAAGGAATACAGGAATACAAAAAAGAAATAATGAAATAGCCACAGACAAACAAAAGCAATTTCAATATAATGACAAAAATATATCTTTATTTGACCCAGTAGTTGCAGAATTGTTTTTCAGTTGGTTTTGCAAAGAAAAAGGATTTGTTATAGATTGTTTTTCAGGGGATACAAGGAAGGGAAATGTTTTTACATACTTAGGAGGTAGCTTTACAGGTATAGAATTAAGAGAGTCACAAGTTAATTACAATAATTTAAAATCAATAAATAACGCAAAATGGATATGTGATAATGGAGTAAATATAAAAAATTATATTTTTGAGAAAACTGCAGATATGTTAATATCTTGTCCTCCATACTTTGATTTAGAAGTTTATTCAGAATTAAAAGAAGACGCTAGTAATCAAAATGAGTATATTGATTTTATAAAAATATTAAGAGACGCATATTCAAATTCTATTGATTGTTTAAAAGAAGATACTTTTGCTTGTATTGTTATTCAAAACATAAGAAAAATAAAAGCAGGGTTATATATAGATTACTACCCATTTAAAGAAGATATTATTGATATATTTAAAAATAAAGGAATGATTTTTTATAATGATATAGTTTTATTAAAAGCAAACGGAACGGCAGCAATGCGGGCGAAACCATATATGGCACAAAGAAAATTAGTACCAATACACGAATATATATTAGTATTTTACAAAGGCAACCCAAAAAATATAAAAGCAAATTATCCTGAATTAGATTTAAGTTATATTAACGATATTGAAACAGAAGAATAATGGCATACGATAAACAAAAGATATTTGAACAGGCAAAGGAAATGATAGGTGGTAGTGCTAAACGAATTACAGCCTCATTTGAATTAAAATAAACAGTGAAATAACAAAGATAATGGCGAACAAATTAGATAACCTTAAAAAGTTTGAAAAAGGCGAAAGCGGAAACCCAAACGGAAGACCCAAAGGAGCAAGGGGTAGAAGCACAATAGCACGTCAATGGTTAGAAGTAAATCAGTCACTAAAGAATCCTTTAACAGGCGAGAACGAAACTATGAGTCAAGAAGATTTGATGACTTTGGCATTAATTAAAAAGGCTCGTGAAGGAGATGTAAGTGCTTACAAAGCATTGATGGATTCAGGTTATGGCGCACCACTTCAACAAGTAGAACAAACAATAATAGAACAACCTTTATTCCCAGATGTTTAAAAGAACTTCTGCTACTAATAAAGTACTTGCTTTAAAAAAGCGGACTAAAATAATACAAGGTGGAACAAGTGCTTCCAAGACGTATTCTATTTTAGCAGTGTTAATAGACAAAGCAATAAAGCAACAGTTAGAAATAAGTATAGTTGCAGAAAGCATACCACATTTACGTAGAGGTGCTATGCGTGACTTTATAAAGATATTAAAGTGGACTAATAGATATTACGAAGAACAGTTTAATAAATCTTATCTAACATACCAATTTAAAAACGGAAGTACATTTGAATTCTTTTCTGCTGATGATAGTTCTAAACTACGAGGAGCAAGAAGGGATATACTTTACATAAACGAGTGTAACAATGTAACGTTTGAAAGTTACAATGAGTTAGCAATCCGTACAAAAAAGGAAATTTATTTAGACTTCAATCCTGCGAATGAGTTTTGGGTGCATAATGAGTTAAAAGATACAGAAGATACAGACTTTCTTATCTTGACTTATTTAGATAATGAAGCCTTAGACGAAAGTATCGTTAAAGAGATTGAGAAAAACAGGGAGAAGGCAAAGACTTCATCTTATTGGGAAAATTGGTGGAATGTTTATGGACTTGGTCAAATAGGAAGTTTACAAGGTGTAGTGTTTAATAATTGGAAAACTATTGATACAATACCTGAAGAAGCAAAGTTATTAGGCATCGGAATTGACTTTGGATACACGAATGACCCTACAACGATAATCGAAGTGTACAACTACAATGGGCAACGAATAGTCAACGAATTAGTTTATCAACAAGGTTTAGTTAATAGTGATATCGCTAAACACCTTCCGAATAATGTTCCTATTTACGCAGATAGTTCAGAGCCTAAATCAATCGAAGAAATACGAAGATTCGGTAAGTTAATATCAGGAGTTACCAAAGGACAGGATAGTATCAACTTTGGAATTCAGATAATGCAATCACAAGAATATTTAGTAACGTCAAACAGTATTAATATGATTAAAGAGTTGCGAAGTTACTGCTGGGCAACTGACAAAACAGGAATCAAACTAAACAAACCTATTGACAATTTCAATCACGCAATAGATGCCATACGTTATCACGAAATGGAAACTTTAGGCTTAAAAAATAATAGAGAAAAGTATCATATATGGTAGAGCATATAAGCATAGAGCATTATAGTGCAGTTATTCAAGATTACATATTTGATAATACAGGAAAGCGAGTAAAGATAGTATTCGATAATCCATTTTTAATGCACCGACATTTTCAACTATTATGCAAGGCTTTTGATTACATACAACAGAAACACGAAAAACAAGTTATATAAATATATGAACGTAGATATACAGATACCAACTTCATTAGACGAGATAACACTTGGTCAGTATCAGGAATACTTAAAAGTTGTTGACCAAAATAAAGATGAGGAATTTATCGCACAAAAGATGATTTCTATATTCTGCAACATCAAGATGAGTTACGTTCAAATGATTAAATATTCAGATGCAGTTGCTATAATTGAATCACTTACTAAGATGTTTGAGAATAAGCCTAAGTTAGTGCAACGATTTAAGTTAACTGATATGGAGTTCGGATTCATTCCTAATTTGGAAGATATGAGTTTTGGCGAGTACATAGACCTTGAAACAACTATCGGTAATTGGGAAACGATGAACAAGGCAATGGCAGTAATGTATAGACCTGTCAT